TCTTTGCTGCATCCAAATCTGTTGAAACTCGACCAGCATATTCCTTTCCATAACTTTCGCTTAATTGTGTCTGTTGCTGTTGGAGAGAATCATTCTGCGCTTTAATACTTCTTGCATATTGAAGAGCTGCTTCTTCACGACGTTCTGATTCGCGATATTTCGCGGTAAGTTTATCAATTCGTTTACGAACACCCGAGCTGTAACTCTCCAATTCTTCCTCAGAGGGAAGATCATCAGATGAAACTTCAACTTCATCCACCTCAACGGTTGGTTGTCCAGGAGCGCTATCTTCTTTGAGATCAACCTCAACAGCGTCCTCGTGTTCTAATTCAATAGTTTTTGCTTCCGGCATGGGATTTCCACTCCATGTTTGTTGTTACAATAAGCTGGCACTTTACAAAAGTAAAGGTTTATGTATGTACCAGATAGGAAGGATCCTCTACTGTCCCTAAAATCTCATCATCATTTAGGAATCGTAATTCTCCATCGTCGATTTTAAAACGAGATCCAGCGTATCGCCCAAAAATAACCCAATCTTTTTCTTTGCACCATGCGCCTCCTGGATACCTACTTTTATCCTTATACGCATCGGGGCCAACCGCTAGAACATAGCCAACTACAGTGGCTAATTGCTCACGAGCATGAGTTTCATCAGGAATTTCTATACCCCCTTTACTTTTTTTAGGAGGTATGTAGGGCATGATTAAAATGCGCCATCCTGTTGGTTTGGGCAACTTTTCCATTTCTGTTTTAGGCGCACTGGTTTTTTCTTCCATTGCTCCATTAGAAGTTGGTTTAGTTGCTAAATGCTCGGGGACGTACAATGTGGCCGACATTATCATCATTTCCTTTCTCTAAAATTTCTTTAATATCTTGGGATACTGCCCCAAGTGCTCTAATTTCTCCCATAAATTCACGATACTGCGCCATATCACTTAACTCATTATTTAATAAGAGTTCACTAATTTGGTGCTCTCGCTCTTTAATTTCTTTCTGGAGTTTCTCACAAATCCAAACAGCATCCATTAACGCACTCCCCGAAAAGTTACTCCTTGCGTAGCAGCTCCGCCACCACGAGACTTTCCTTTAGGTTGCCTTTGAGGAGGGGAGGGATTTTTCTTGTAATCTTCAATTTTCCCGCTCCAATCCATGGGCTTTTTTTCCATAACAAGTTCCCCATCAACTTTATAAAGTGTCCCGAAGGGGGACTTAGCCGTTTCGCTCATTTTGAGACTCCTTTAAATTTTTCGAAGGACCTCATCCCTCCAAGACCAAGCATCCCTAATAGTACAGGCATCATAAGGGACATATCAACTTGAGGCAATGTAACCAGATGCCCTGTCTGAGCTAACCAAAAAACTAATATAGGTTGTATAACGTATGTGTATGCCAATGCAAACCCACAAGTCCAACCTATAAATGGCCTCCATCCTGCTACAAAAATACTTCGATGTTGGCCTTCCGCTTTATTGACTTCAATTTGAGCCACATCAATCTTGGCCACATGCTCAGCAAGTCGAGTTTCAATTTCTCGTTGAGCTTCGGCCCGTGCTTCTTTATCCTCTGGTAAAAATCGACTAATAACATCTCCAACAATAGGAAGAAGGCTTGGTAATAAAGCAGCTAAAGGAAGGGGCATTATGTTTCTTTCAAAGGAATGTCCAATACTGAATCTTCTTCATTAATTTCTACACAAAAAACATCAATTAATTTATAGTTTTGAGTTTGGTAATAAAGTTTCATACCTTCAATATCTGTTTGAACCTTTACAATGCACTCTTCACGACTAATAAAAGGTCCAGTATTAACTACTCTATATGCAGCTGCATTTGGATTCCCCACATTATACAAAATCATAAATGCCAACCAAAGTTCAAACAAACTATCCTCTAATTTACGGTAATAGTTTCGCGAGAAGTTCCAGATTGTTGAGCTTTCTTTTTGTCTACCTCTAACTTATCACGTTGTACATCAATGCGCTGCGCAGCTTGAGAAGAATCTTGCTGCAATTTTGCTTCTTCTAAACCCATACGCCCCTGCTCTTTCCCAACATCAAAGGCCAAGCGAGCGGAGGATTCCGCTTCTTTTCGTTGCATTTCTCGTTCTTTTAACTGAAGTTCTTGCATACGAATTTGTACAAGGGGGTCAATCCCTGATTGACCTTGTTGCGCGGCAAATGCTTGGGCCTGCTCACTGATTTGTGCAGTTGCTTGAGCCGCCGCCTGAGCAATTTGATTTTCTAATTCAGGAGGCAATTGCTCACCTTCCTGTGGTAATGGCCTACCAATCATTCGCTCTACTTCTTGGCGATACTGCATAGCAAAATGCTCTTGAATATGACTTTGAAGTACAAGCATGGCTGGCTGATTATTTTGGAAAATAGGATTCTGCATAAAGGCCATATGAGCGGCTATATGAGCACCGTGATCTTGGAAAATAAACGCTTTAACTGGTTTCCCTACTAGCGCATCCCCATTTTCAGTGGCGGGGTCTTTTGAATTCTCAGGTTCATCAGGCGGCAAAACATCTTTAATATTTTGTGTACCCAATGCTTGATACATTCTAAAATAAGCTTCCCGCAAATTATGAATTTGAGGAGCTGAAGTAGCTAACTGTAATTGCGTTTGGGCCAACATTACCCGCTGTGCCATGGAAAAAACATTTGGATCACTGTGGGGTACTATATCAATTTGATCACTAAAATCATTTACTTTAACTAATCGTTCTCCACCTGCAACTTCGTAAGGGTATTCTGAAGGAAGATACTCAGCAAAAGTTTCTGCTAAAAGTCTAAACTCAACTTTCTGAGAGTAGTGCAATCTTTTATGGATAGCTGACATTACTTGCATGCCACGTTCTAATAAGGCTACTGTTGTTCCAACAGGCATTGCCTCATTCATATCACCTGTTTGTATTTCAGTAATTGCAGCAAAACGCCGCCCAGAATCAACTAACACCGAAAGAAGGTTTAATAGCGTTGCAGAAGGTTCCTTATAAGGAAGAGGCAACAAAGAATCTCGAAGAGCAGATCCAGGAGCATCTACATCCCTCCATTCCCCAGGTTGCAATGGCTCATCTTCATTTCGAACCCGTAACCCTCGAGCTTTAAATCCTGCAGGTAAATTAGCAAGAGTTCCTGCATCTATCAATTGTCTAAGTAAACTTGTAGCTGATTTACTTAACCCACCAATCATGTGGATCAAACCAAATCCATAAAACCCCAGCCCTGGAAGAAATTTATAATGAACAAAGTATTGTTTCTTTGTTTGAGTTTTATCTTCTTCTTGCCAGTTTCGACGGATAGAAAGAATCTTCGAGCAACCTTCTTCCAAGGTTACAATATAAGGCGATTGAATTCCAGTTGGCTCGCCCCCTTCATCCATTTCCTCATATCCTATGAGCTCTAGATCTACATGACATTCTAAAATAGTCATGATATCAGGGGTGATGTATTTTGTAGGGTGTAATCCTTCTAGCTCATCCACCTTTTTCGTAATTTCAGACGGATCAGGAGAAGTGGGTATTAATTCAATATCTCGGTAAAAACCTGAAAGCTGAAGTTTACGCACATCATTTGTTTTCATTTTAATGACATGTGTGATTCGAGTAGCCGATAAAAGATCTGTTGTTTCGTAGGGTACAACAAGATCCTCTGACGTAATGAACTTTGAAACGGCCCGATTCAAAGTTTCATCGTAATAGATTTTTTTAAAAGAAGAACCAGACAAAGGAAGATAGAAAAGCATTTGATCTAGTTCAGGGTCAAATTCTTGCATTACCTCCGTGATTTGGTAATTCATAAAATCTTTTACACGGGCTGCTTGAGAAGTTCGTTCTGGAGAAATCTTTCCCACAATCCGAGTATCAACTGGACCCCCCGCTGGAAGTAATTCTTTATACGCAGAGGCTTGGAATTGGGCTACTGCTTCTGATAGTAGAGGATGGTAAACTCCTGTGGCCCCTTGAAAGGGTTGTGTCCTCTCTTCATTGTCCATTCCTAAAAGATTAAGACCGTCGCTATAAGAATTTTCCCAATCTTTTCGACTGTCTTTGTCTTCTTTAAAATTGTCAATAAGCTGCGAAGCCAACTGATCAAGATCACGTTGATCCATATCCTCGGCTAAATTGCTAAAAAAATCCTGTTCAACAGGACCTTCAGTAATGTCTTCTTCAAATGCTACAATAACACTGCCCTCCTCATCCGGAGGCGCAATATCTTCAAGTATCTCAATCTCAATATCTTCAGAACCAAGATTAGGTAAGTCAGCTAAAACCTCATCGTCAACTAATGGGACATCCGTACGAACAGGTCGTTCCATTTCTAAGGGAGGGAAGATTGGATCATCAGCCATTATTTTTTCTTTCCATATCCAGAGCCTTTCTTCTTATCTTTCTTCTTATCTTTCTTCTTCTTTTTCTTTTTCTTTGGGGGACGCCCACGTTGACTACCATAAGTTCCGGGTCCATAGGGCATAGTCACGCCCTCCTTGTCTTAGATTTGGATTTAGAATGCTTCCTAGCTAAGTACGCTGTATAAGAGGCTTTAGCTTTTTTGAGAGTACCATACACACCCCCACCAAAAGAATAGCCCCCTTTTACTTTTCGTATTGGCATTTATTTTTCCCAGATGGCTACTCTAAGCTAAAATAATTAATTTGAAAAGCGTCTTTATTTCCCACCATTGAACTTATCTCGAAGTTTATTGCAATAATCCCATAGGGCAGAAACTTGTTTTTGCATAGTAGACATTTCTGCTTCAAGTTTAACTGACCGTACATAAGTGTCCCGTTTCAATATCTCATCTACATCTTTCCGAAGTTCTGCGGTTTGTTCGCGTAATCGTGTAAACATAACGATGATTAGACCAATAAAGACAATTTGATGCCAATACTCCTTGAGTAGGTCCACTTTAGACCCCTCACTCTATTTCAATATCTATTTTAAAAGGGAGGAGACTGTATTCTATTGCACTCTTTACAAGTTCCAAACTTTCCTTAGTTAAAACAGATAAAGGGAAAATATTCCTATCCCCAAAGGCGGGGCTTATCCCATCCTGATACGAAGCAAATGTTCGAATAAATTTTTGATTATTCTCTTCAAACATATCAAAAAGATAACCCTCTGTTGTAATTTCAGCACATTTAAGCTCGCGGAATTCATCTCCCGCTACTGTTGTACAATCACCAACTATATCTATCCAGTTAATCACAACATGTGGATAAATAACATCATTAAGAACTATTGATTTCATGTGGAAAGTTATTCCTGCACACCAAATTCCAGAAAAGTTTTGCCCATCATATCCTGTAGTTCAAGAGGATTCAGATTCAAGCCAAAAGTACCATTAAGCCTTACTACACAATTTAATTGTACGAGGGGTCTCCCATTTAAAAAATTTTCGAAAAGTCGATAAGCCACCAAAGCATATGTTGGCTGATAAGTAGATCTAAATACCCTCACTCCTATAATATCGGAATTCCCTAAATTATTCATTTTTAAAAAATGTGCTACTTCATCAGGGGTCATGTCTCGATGTTCTGTGGCCCACCGATATTGCCAATATTTGGTTAAATAAGCAAGTTCATCTTTAGTTTCACCACACGGACTGGCCCCTGGTTCCGGGTGTGTAGCCAAAGCAAAAGTTCCCGAACTGAAAAGAATAAATAATGCCACTAATAAGAATTTCATGAGACTGCTCCTAATAGTAAGTATAACGTCTACGATACCCAGAGTTTTCTTCTTTATAATCTTCTGGGTGACCTATGAACCCTCCCTGACGAAAGCGCAATAATGCTTGAGTCATAGAATCCACTAGATCATCATGCTCTCCATTGGGAAATTGTGCACATTCCTCAATCATTTCTTCTGCAAAACTTTTCTTTGGTGCCCATATCATGCCACTTTCAAAAAGAGGTGCAACCGCATTCACTCTTGCGTGTTTATCTTGACCCTTTCCTGGAGTAAAATTCATTACGGGAATACCCATTGCCCGAAGTTCCTGGGTTAATGGGGAACCACTGGCTTTCGCTTCTACAATGACAATATCTGGTTCCCAGTAATGGTAATTTTTCAATGCCACACGTTTCAACTCAGGAAATTCATAGCGCCCTTTAACAGAATCTAAAAGGATTAAATTTGGCCCTGCATCTTCAGTGGGGAAAAACACCCCCCACGTTGAGATAGCGGAATAGTCAGAATATTCTTTTTTCAAAAAAGCAGTATCATAAGATTGAATAATGTACTCCAATCCGGGAACTTTTTCTTTATCCCAATCTTGCCACCAATCTCGTTTAAGGATACTGATTGCATCAGCAGTTGGTCTTTGTAACCATTGGGCGCTCCACTTCTGTGGGCTAAGACTAGCTTTTACCCCATCAAGTTCTTTCCGATTCCAGAACTCAGGCCAAAGTACCTTGTCAGAATCAAGAATAGCAGGGAACTCAATTACCTCCCATTGATCAGCTTTAGAATCATAAGACTGTTGCCTTAAA